ATTCTTTAAAAAAAATGAAGCTAATACACTACGCATCAAACGTCGTTGAATTCGACCCCACGCGCGAATACATAGATAAAGAAGACGCGATATTAAAGCCTGCTGGATTATGGGTAAGCGTGGAGGGGGAGTATGATTGGAAGTGGTGGTGTGAGGTGGAAAAATTTAGGATCGATAGATTGAAATATGCGCACGAGGTTAGATTGAAAGATGATGCTAATATACTCTATCTAAAATCACCTTCCGAACTCATGCGGTTCGGAGAAAAATACCCTAACACTGATCCAAAATATGCACAGCTTGAGAAACTAATGTCAATGTTTTTAGATTGGACAAGAGTAAAGCAAGACTACCAAGGCGTTATAATCGCGCCGTACCAGTGGGATTGTAGGTTTGAACTAATGTGGTATTATGGGTGGGATTGTGCAAGCGGTTGTATCTGGGATTTATCGTGCGTGGAGGAGTTCAAAGAAATTATGCAAACTCAGGAGCAAAGTTCCTGAGTTTTTTATGCATTATAATTGGAAAGTTTTTCCTATGGAAAATATATGAAACTATGCTTATAATCTAGTAAGACTACACAATGAGAGGAATTGAAGAGAGTGTCAAAATGCATTAAACTAGCAGTATTCACATTTTTTACGGCATTTGTTTTTGGATTTATAATTAGCGAGAATGCAGATGGGATGGGGTTGTACGGCACAGACGAGAGTGGGCGACAAGTTAACGTCATCGATGTAGACAAATATTTGAAGCAGAATCCATATAGGCCACCAGCTAGAAAACCAGCTCCTAAGCCAAAGCCAGTTGCTAAGAAACCAGCTCCTAAGGCTAAACCAGTCGCTAAGAAACCAGCTCCTAAGCCAGCTCCTAAGCCAGAAATAAAGCAATATGTTCCAAAGCCAGTTCCAAAAGGAGGTAATTTTTCTGAATTTAAAGTTGATACCTTGGTTGGCGAAGCTGTTGTTGGTGGAGCTATTAGCACCGCTATGACCGGAACACCTGTACCGGGGGCGATTGGCGGAGCTGGCCACGTAACAGGTATGTGGCTTTGGAACAATAAAAAAGAAATAGCAAAAGAGTATAAAAAAATTAGTGTGCTAGAAGATCCAATGGGGAAGTCATTCCCGCATTAAGAAGGTGGTAGAATGTTTAAAAAAAAGATACATCCGTTTGTTACGTTCTTGGTTGTTATTATTATTCTAGAAGTATTGAACCGAGTAGGGTTATTACCTATAAAGTTCTCCTCAATATTCACATGGCTGACATCCTAACGGGTGTCTTTTTTTATTTGTTAATTTCATTTGACTTCTTTTAAAAGAAGTGATATATTATAAACATAGCAAACAACACACACAAAAAAGGGGCAGTAAAAATGAATCAAGAAAAAAAAGAAATGATAATTTCTACACAAATTAAACTAACATCAGAAGGATTAGCAGAGAACAAAATATCGATGTTTAGAGAGTGTGCAATCTCTCTTGATGTGCTTAATGCAGGGGGATACACAGAAGACTACAAACAATACAAACGTGTTACACATGAAATCATAGGATGTATTCTTAGAGAATTCGACAGTGATAAATTTATAACTATAACAACACACTACTTTGGAGTTGATGAACCAGGACAATATTTTATCATAATGGATAAGAGCTACATGAAAGGCTTGAATAAACAACAAAAAGAATTGTTACAAATGATATTCGATAAACCAACGTTAACAGTAAGTAAACTGTCTGAAGAGCAGTATGAATACTTTATTAGAACTCATGATCAAGATGGAAGGGGTGCGCAGATAGCGCAGTGGATGAACAACACTACCACGCACATTCAACACGCTATTATAAGCGTTGTGAAACATTATACTATGGAGGATTAAATTGTCTAAAACAATATGGATACTTAGGGAAAAGGGTGAAATAAATGTTTAAAAATTATATGAATACAAAAGAAGCCTCCCAGAAATGGGGGGTTACTATGCGTCATGTTGCGGAGCTATGCAAAAACGGGCGCATAAGATGCACGAGGCTAGGCAGAGAGTGGATAATAGATGCAGATCAAGACTATCAAGAGCATATGACACAACCGCAAAAAAGCAGAAAAACTATTATTTAAAACTAGAACAGGAACATACGATGTGAAAGAGGAGGCCATATGGCCTCCTCTTTATTTTTGCAGGATTAAAACACGAAGTGTAGTAGTTTATATAAAGCGTATAAATTACTAGGAGGAAACAAAAATGGCTAAAAATGTTGAAATAGTAAAAGTAAAAGAAGACGCTGTTAGTTTTTTTAAGAAATTTGCGAAGGAAGTAGAAGAAGGAAAAATAAGTATAAGCGAAATTGAAATTGAATATACAGAAGGAACAAATGTGGCGACGATGAAATATACAGAATTACATAAGATGGTTTAAAAGATGGTTTAGGATGTACCGAGTTGCACAACACTTACCTTTGGGTACCCTGCTTGAACTGTTATCGTCGCGCCAGACGAATTTGAAACGAGGATACTATAAAAGTCGGTTGCGCTTGCTGTTACGGTAAATGACCCACTAAGATATGTTGCCCCTGCAGATGCGTTAGGGATGGTGCTATCTGTTGCCCATGCATTAAGTGCATTATCCCTTAAAAAACTGGAATAGGTTCCAGTGCATGCCGGATTTGAATCTATCTCTATGAAATAACTAATTTGATATATACCCGAGCTTAGTATTTGAATAAAATAACCCGAACGCATGTTGTTAGGGTCGTAGATCGTAGTATCTAAATTAAGTTCCCCTACGCTACCATTCGTGAGCGGTTGGGGAGTAGAACAACTACAAATGCATACATTAGTAATTAAACTGCTTATTGTTATATCCGTCGAGCTGGACGAAATCCCTATCCCGTCCCCTGTTACAATTCCTTTCGTTGCCACTGTAGTAGCTGTTGGAGAGCCTACTAAGGTCTCTCCAGCACCTATATTCCCAAGCGTTACCGCCATTTTTACACCCCTACCCTCTTATTTTAATTGCTTGTAACTGTGGATTACTTTCTAGATTAAGCGTTTGCCCAGAGTTATTTATAACAGCAAGAGTTAAATAGTCTGTAGTTGTTAAACTGTAGAATACCTCCGCATTCAAATACAATGTTTCGTCGCCCACAAGGAGCATTCTAGACCGCGTAAGTATTGCAGAACCATTTAGCAAAATTTGAAGCTCTATAGAGCCGTTGGATAGTGCTACGCCTGTCCATCCCGCAAGGGCAGTAATTAAATAAACTCCATCCTCTCCGATTGTGATTCTTTCGGGGTCAGTGATGGAGTCCCACATGGAGTTAGGATTTAATATTGATGTATCAAATTCAATTGTTGTAGTAGATCCATTTGTGAGACCCGTGGTGGCGGAATCCTTGTATACGAAACATATGGGCGAATCACTCGGAGCATTTGCGCCCGATATTGTTACACTATCCGCATCGCTAGACAAACTTATGTTCGTACCTGCTGTTAGTCCTTTTAGCATAAGATCTGGTGGCGCGTTTGAGTCTGCTACAAGTGTCTCGTCCCCGCCAGCAGTGTTTAGGGTTACGGCTACTGATCCGCCGTCCCCCTGCATGCTTCGGACTCGCACGTCTGTTATGTTCTCTGGAAATATTTCTTCTGCGAGGGGTTCAACATAGACCTCAGCTAGTGGCAAATCCCAAATAGTATCATGTTGTATAGGGATTGGCGGGACGGGTGAGGGGCTTGGTTCACCGAGCATAATTTGATAAGAAGTTATGTTTGTTGCTTTGTCTAGGCGTAGAACAATTAAGTCAATACGCGGGTCGCCAGATTCATTGAACTGCAAGCCCATTTCATAGACCCCGTCTGTTTGTTCAAAATATCCCCCCTCTATCCACGGTTCCCCTTCGTTTATTTGTATTTGCGCGCCTATTGCATCTTCAGACGGCTCTACATATAACCCTCCGTCTGTGGGCAAAGATGTTGGCTGTGATAATATCCCATTTGTGCGCATCCAGCGGAACGCTTTAAACCAACGCGACTCTGTTATGCTACTCCCCTCACCCGCTTCGTAAGGGTAGTAATTAAACTCTGCCATTTTTTTTGCTCACTTCCCTCTTTAGTTAAATGGGTGCATTATCCTTCTTACATTCTCCTGTGTGAGCATAGATTAAAAAAATAAAAAAAATAATCATGCGTAATCACTGGTGTTATTCACCAACAGCCAATGCGTTCCATTCCATTCGAACTCGTACATGTCCATGCTGTTTGCGTTCTCCGTGTTCGCTGGCTGGATACCGGCAGGGAAAAGGACATTACCAGAAAATGTAACCGTGTGTCCGCCCGTGCCGTCTTGGATGAGGTAAATAGTTACTTTGCTAGTGATTGAAGAGCTTGAAAAATCTGAAATAGTAACTGTTAAATCGTCTCCTACTGACAAATTAAAAACTCGGTACATATTTGGGTTAATCGTCGTGGCGGTATCAATCGTTTCGGCGTTAATAGAAAAAGGGATCACATTTGAACCTGTGTCTCCCTGCATACTGCGCACCCTTAAATCTGTAATGTCCTCATCTAGAATATTTTCGGTAAGGGGTTGAACTAGAATACTGGCCAATGGGAGTTCGCAAACAGCTTCGCTGTCCTCTGGAGTTGGTGTTAAGGGGTCTTCGGCCGGCTCCCCCTCCACAACTGCATATGCGGTTATATCTGTCGCGAAATTATTTCTTAAAACCAACAAGTCAATGCGCGGAAAAGGGTCAGGATTTTCTGTTATCGCTATTTCATAAGCGGAACCTGAATGGATAAACATAGTCCCTTTTATCATTGCTTCTCCTGTTTCGATTTGTATGCTTCTACCAAACCCTGCCGATACATACAAATCCGCATCGCTTGGCAGAATCTGAGAAGTAGTTAAAACGCCGTCCGTTCGCATCCAACGGAAAAATTTTGTCCATCTGCTTTCAGTTATGCTACTCCCCTCGCCCGCTTCGTATGGGTAGTAATTAAAATCTGCTGGCAAAAAAAAACCCCCTTTCTAAAAGGATGTGTTTAGGTGGCGCGTATTCTTAGCGTTTCGGGTCAAACGATCATATATTTTTATTCCTGTGCCTACGTTCTCAGTTCCTAACTTAACTTCTACTGTCTCCCCTTGGTCTTTTGTTAACTTAACTGTTATCTCTCGCACCTGCGCCCCGAGGCGTGTTTCGGGTTCGGATGGGGGTATAACTGTTACAATGTCCCCTAACTGGATATCTTCGGGATATCTTGTCGGCTCTACATTCAAGACCGATACTTCAAATTCTAGGGTATCTCTTTTCTCCTGCAGGCCTTCAGTTAATCCTTGTACCATAGCTCTATACATACGCATGTATTGTTGTTGCGCGTTGGTTAATACTTGATTGGGCAGGGGTGGGAAGGGATTAGGGCGTACAGGATTCGGGTCTGAATATTGAAGATCGCGCCTATCCAGAAAACTCTCCCATAGACCAAATTTGTTAATAGACGTACCTACACCCGAATACGCAAACCAGCGCGATAAAGGATTGCTTGAATTATCATTCATGCCACCAAGGACACAATAATTCGATTCTGGAGCAGTGACGCGATACCGATAACTACCAATATTGTTAAATCCTTCTGAAAACACTACTCTGTCTACTCGATTGCGTGGGCGGAAAACTTCAAACGCAATTCGCCGAACAACTGCATTCGCTGGAAGTGGGCGAACAGTCGGGTCAATGTTCATGCGCTGATTTGTCACCGAATTTGTTACAATGGGAGAATCTAGTTGGCGCACACGGAAGCCAAGACCCCTATAGTCTGGATGATTTCTCATGTATGTGCTACCCTCTTCGGGTATATAGTTTGCGATCCGCTGGCATGTTTCAAGTAAGTTCTGATAGCGCAAACGAGCAGTATAGGAGGCTCCCATCACTTCAGGGGGTTGTACCCAGAGTTGGCGAATCTCGCGATCTTGATACCCGTTATTTTCGTAGGGCGCACGAAATCCAATGTTATCTGCTACAATTGTATACATTACTGTAGATGCTCTATAGCGTACCTCTGGAGCTGGTGGGGGCGGACTTTCTGGGTAAATGTGATATCCCCAACCTTGATTCGACGGTGCAGAAAATACGCGCGGGTCTGTATTTGTTGGAACCATGCAGATTCTACTAGCAAGTAATGCGGTGTCGTCTATGCCAGAAAAAACAACTTTTTGTTGATCGCTATTTCCTCCGATGAAATCCCCAGTCTGTTCAATCGCTTTAATACTTCCAGAAAAAACCGTCTGTCCGTTCCGCGTAATAATTACCCCGCCATATTTCCCATACACACTTTTCATTTTGCGCACAGGTTCGGAGTCGTTGTTTGGCATTTCAATAGTAAATGCTCCCGCGTCATTGAACTTTGTTGTAAACTCCAAATTTGAAAAGTTTTTAATCACGCTAGTAATTTCAAAATTATTATTGCGTACAAAAATTTCATAATGGGGTACATTCATACTAGTACACCCCCGTGTATCTTTCGTGGTAAGTAAAGTCTGCTCTTGTCTGGGTTGTTATTCCGTGTACCGGATGCGCTTCTAAGCGTACATTTAAATCATTTCGCCCTGTTTCCAAATAAAAAAACTGGGATGAGACATCCAAGTTTCTAAATTTATTTTCTCCACCCTCGATATTTACTGTTTTCCGCTCAACATTAATTACTAACGTTTCATTTCTCCCTATCACAAGATTGCGGAACCGCATTTCTTTCCCTGTTGTTAAATTGCGTATGAATGGGTTTGCGCAAGCACCTCTTATGCGTAATATAAAGGGTGTTGCGACATCTCCGCCTATGCGTGGCTGAATTACTTTATTGAATTGGTCGCCAGAGCCGATATCTACATTCATGACGCGGAACCAAGTTTGTGTAGGGCTTCCGTTAGTTATGGAGAAACCGTCTATAGGGTGCTTTCTCCAGTAAGGCTGGTTTGCGCGAAACGTGAGAGGTATAAAGGCCGATCGATACCCTAGGGAAGATTCTTCAATGCGAAACCCTGTCATACACCTACATATTAAATCCCTATAAATTTGTTTGTCTACACTACCGTCTCTGTAAGTACCAAGACCCGGGGAATGTATGCGAAGTCTTCCATTACCTGTCAGCGTGCGCCGTGTGTTTGCTGGAGCAGGCGGACTGTTTAAGGTGACTTGCTGGTCTATATGTGTTGGGCTGAACATATTTGTTAAGCTAACCCCGTTTGTGCGCGACCCCGAAATAATTTGGTAGAGTTGGGTTTGGGTGAGAGCGCGTATAGTTAACATTAAGTCGACTTCATTCTCTAGCGTGTCTACAAATTTTAAGTCTGAACCTGCATGCAAAGGGATTGGTTCATCTATAAACTGGAACGGCGGAGAGCCTGCGCCTACCAGCGTGCGGAACTTTACAGAGAAAGGGGGAACATTCATATTGAAAGAGTTGGTACGCGCTTCCTGTCCGTCGACTGAATTTCCATCGAGGCCGACGCGGTCATACCAATAAAAAGACCAAGACACTAGATCATCCCCCCTTGCATCCATGCTACGCGGTTTAATTCCCTTACAAGCGTCCGTGAATCCATTTGCGCCCTCTGCGGGTATACGTTTACGTGATTGGTGCTAGAGATGTTTCTTCCGTTTGATCCGCTACCCTCGACGGTTGCAATCGTCGCTGCGACATCCATAACAGCAGATTCTACTTTTGGTATTCCCATCTCGATTCCTTGGCTTAACATTTGCATAAAATTAGGCATCCATTTATCCGAGGTGGAAAGTGGTCCAAATTCGGAAGGGGAAGCGATTCCAAGAAACTTTTTTACAGCACCTGCCACGCTGGAAACTGCATTCGTTACCCATTTAATCCCACTCATGATGCCATCCGCAAAACTCTTCACAAGGTTTTTACCCCATGTAAGCGCATTTGTAACCATGCTACTTAGTGTGCTTTTTATCGAATCCCACATGCTAGACACTTTTTCTTTAATCTTTTTCCATGCGTTTGAGGTTGCAGTTACAACCGCGCTCCAAAGTCGTGTAAAAAAAGCGGGCATTCCTGCAAAAAATGACTTTATAGCATTCCAGATATTTATAATAGCTGTCCTAAAAGTTTCGTTTGTATTCCATAGATATATCAGAATTGCAACTAAACCAAGAACAGCTATAACGATAATGGCTATCGGGTTTGCAAGAAGAGCGCTATTTAAGAGTAGTGTTGCTGTGCGCACCGCCGAAAAAACACCCTTTAAGACAGTCATTGTTATTTGGAAAAGTGACCATGCTTTTTTAGCTACGCCCACAACAGAGGTAAGAAAAGAAAGCGTTACACCCAATAGCTTCACACCAGCCACGATGCCACCAATAATGCCCGCCCATTTAATCATGTCCATAACAAATTCGCGGAAACTTGGGTCATTCATTTTTTCAAAAAAAACGTTAAGCGCGTCCGCAACCTCTTTTATTACTGGTTGAAGCATTTTCCCGATATTTTGCGCTAAGTTTTCCAGCCCTGCTACTAGTTTCTTTAATTTTTCTTGAGTTGTTTGGTCTAAAGCGTTAAAAAATTTCTCTGTTGTACCTTGCGAGTTCGCTAGAGCCTTAGTATATTTGTCAATTTCTTCTGGGGATGCACTCATTAATTTCGCAAAACCCCTAAACGCTTGCTCCCCAAATATCGCGCGTAGTGCGGTATTTTTTTGCTCTTCATTCAGTCCCTTTAACTTGCCTTGGAACTCTTTGACAATCTCCATAAGCGGTTTCATTTTACCGCCTGTTCCAAATATATTGATCCCAAGTTCTTTCATTTTGTTTGATGCTTGTTTGGAGGGCTTAGTTAATTCTGTAAACACGCGACTTAATGCAGTACCAGCCGAAGAACCCTTAACTTTTCTCTCCGCAAGAATTGCAAGAGCCGTGGAAAGTTCTTGGATAGATTGACCCGCTGAGGACGCGGAGGGGCCTGCATAAGATAAAGCTGTAGAGAAATCCGAAGCAGTTTGTTTGGACATCTTTAAGGCTGTCGTGAAAACATCTGTAATCATGCCCGTATCATTTGTAGTAAGTTTAAACATCTTCATGGTTCCTTCTACCATGCCTAAAGCATCCGAAAATTCCGCTCCTGCTACTTTGGAAAATTTGAGGATAGGAGGCATCAGCTTAATAGCGTCTGCGGTTTCAATTCCTGTCTTGGCCATCGAGGACATACCCTCTGCAATATCCGAGCTGGATACCCCAAATTTTGTAGCCATGCTTTGGGCAATGTCGCCCAAGTCTTCTAAGTCTTTTCCGCTTACATTCGCAAACTGTCCAAGTTTAACGAGGGCTGTTTCAAATTTCATGGTTTCGGTTATTATCTTCTTACCGATCCAGCCCGTCGCAATTGTTTTAGCTAACTTTCCAAAGACCGCCCCTACACCTTTTGCCTTCTTCTCGGTGCCTCCTAGAGCGTCTTTTACTTTGCCCATGCCTTTACTAACATCTTTCGTTTGTACGCCGATTTTAATTAGAAGACGTGCTATAGTGCTGGTTGCCATTCTTCCCCTCCTCCCCCTGCGTTCTTTTCGCCTAACATCTCAATCGCGCGGTCTATTTGCTCTTCCATCTCGATAGTAGTCATTTTTCTAAATTTGCCTAAAAGTTGATTCACTGTTACGCGGTCTTTTTTCTTTAAGTGAACATTCATGGTGTTGGCCATGTGCCACGCGATCAATTCCCTTTGGCGCTGGAAGCGGTCATTATACCCATCGATTAATTCATAAAACTGAACAGGGGTTAAGTCCCAAAAGTCGCGAACGGATAAATTAAGAACGCCGAACCCGATTTTTTTTAACTCCGCGAATTCCCATCGTGTTAACTCTGCTTCTTCATCTTCGTCTTGCTCATATTTTTTTTTGTGTCTTTACTAAATGTATTTTCAAACGCAAGAGATACCGTTTCGGATACCGTCTCTATGTCGCTGTAATCTAATAACTCTGTAACCTCGTTTATGGTAAGACTAGGCTCTTCATGTATAAGTCCAGCCCATACCATTTTTATAAGTGTGCGAATTCCTGGGGTTTCTTAGCTCAGTGAAGAAAGAGACTGGCCGAGTTGATCCTCCAACTCGGCCAGTGCATTAAAGTTATATTTAAGTGTGCGTGGCTTATCAAGAACAATTTCCACTTCACCCTTGTGTTTGTTTGCCATTGTTTTTTCCTCTCTTCTTTACTCTTATGCTTCTGGTAACAATGTTGGTAACGTTGCCTCTTCATAGTTTTTTCGCTCTAGCTTTCCGCTTCCTGTCATCGAGAAACTAGCATTGACTCCGTCTTCGTATGGGATTCCAATCTCGAGAGAGTCTACAGAAGCTTTACCTGTGTAATAACTGCTATTAAACTTTGTCCTTTTTGGGATAAATGCCCAATGCAAAAATTCTTCTCTATCCGCATTTAAAATCCATGACCGCACGATCTGTAACCCTGCATCGCTACTAATGTACAGGCCTTCCGTCGAAGCCTCCCAAGAGCGTAATCCGCAAATATATTCTAACCATCCATCTGTAGAATAGGATGTAACGTCAATCGGCTCTTGATTTACTGTTATGCTTGTATCGCGCATCTCGCCAAGAATTCTATACTCGTGGTCATTTCCGCTTGTGGAGACCAGCACATCACACTTAAAACCTGCTATTGCCTTACTCGCCATTTAGAACCCCCCCTATTCTGCGTCGTCTTCTCGCACTGTTCTTGTTAAATCAACGCCGTAAATCTTTACACCTGTGCCTACTGTAGAGTCAATAAACACATAATTAAAAAAATCATCGTCCTGTTGGTTCCACCATTGCGGGCGAAAAACTCCAAATCGATGAATTGTGTCGTCTTCTATTGTTTTTTCATAATCTCCAACGCGCCCCGCTTCGTCTGGTACGGAGTGAACGGTTATTGTTACAGAGCCTCCGCTCTGATTGTGAATGTAAAAAATAGAACTCCCGTTGTTTTCAAACATCATTCCGTTTACGTCGTCAAAGTCTGTACCTGCAATTTCATTGGAGGCTTGAAAGACAACAGGGTGCAAATCAAGTTCAGTACGCATAAAAAAACCCCCTTTAATTAGTCAGCAAGTTCTTGCAATACAAGAAGGCGATAGCGTAAAATCCCATGCCTGATTACCGACCCCGAGGGGCTACGCCCTGCGAAGGTCGAGGAATAATCAAACATGCACCCCACGTTCTGCCAACTCTCAATATCAAAAGACCGCCTAACAAGTAGGCGGTTCACGTCGTTCATAATCTCTTCAATTTGTTTCATGCCTTGGCTATTGCTCCAGACATGAATAGTAACCGTCACATCTTCTCCGTGTCGCTGGTACGTATCCCAGTTACTAGACGTAAACTCTCCAATGACAACATAGGGATAATCTTCATTGTCGGGCGTAAAATCGTACACATTTGTTATTTTGTTCATCAATTCAGGATCGTTGGTTAATAGTGTGTAAATCGCTTCTTGTATATCAGACAAAGGACTACCGCTCATGCTCGACTCATCACCTTTTCGGTTAAGCGAATAAATCGGCTCTTTGATTTTTGCGCGGAAGGATTCATAAAGGGATGTGCATTAGTACCATTCTTTATAATGCTCAACCAAATGGGAACAGGAGGAAGCCCCTTTCGTATTGCCCAAGGCTTTATTGCGCTGTAAGGGGCGCGGTGGGGCTTTGTTCCGAACTCTACTGCGCTACTGTATTCTTCCCCTGAAAGAATTTCCCCGCGCACTTCTTTATCTTGCTGACTTATAACAACGTGTGTTATATTATTGCGCAAGTTTCCCAAATCCGCAGGGGCAAGAGATTTAGCAGTATTCTGAATTTCTCTAGAAGTTTCAGCAACGACCCCAATAAGTTCATGATGTTTTCTTTTTTTATACTCTTCAATGTCTTGTATGGCTTTGTCTAATCCGATTACTTTTACCTTTACCCTCACACCTTCCCCTCCTCTCGGCAATATAGTTGTATTTTCCAACTGATTTCATCAATTGCGACAACTGACTCAATCTCAAAGATGCGATTTCCTTTCATGAATCTCATTTCTGTTGAAATGTCATCTCTGAAGCGAATTGTAATAAGATAGTGACTTACGCGCCTCATTTGGTTTTCTTGAAATCGCTCTAAGTCTGGATAGGTTGTTGGGTTTACCGTTTCAATTTGCGCCCACAGTGTCGCAACGTCGCGCCAATTGTACACCCCTCCTCCTTGTCCATCAGGAACCGAGTCAGGGTACTGTAGTATTAAACGATCTCGCATCTTACCCGCATTAATTTTTACTTTCATAACATCCACACCTTAAAGGGGGCGAGTAATTCCTTTGCGTAAGGCGGAATTTGTTGACTCTCTCTATTTTCATAAAGATGACCAAATATTTGAAGAATCCCTTCCCTGATCTCTTCGGGTACGTCCTCGGGATCGTCCCCATATCCTGCCGTAAATTCGAATTGTAGGCGCACTGGTTCTGCTTCGTAGTTCCACTTTCTGCATCCCCAAGCATTGCAAGCAGGGTAAAAGATTAGCCCTGCTGAAACTGTTGGGAGTGTCTTAAATATCAAACGCCCGAGTTCAGAGATTGTATCTAGATAATAGGAATCGGGATCAATATCTGTTGGAACATCTTGGTTTAGTAAAACGACTGTATCTTCGTCTACAGACTGCAAAGGCGGACGGGGTACTTCAATAACGCTCTTAATTTGATGCGTTTGGAAAATCCAAGTTTGTGTAATAAATGCTCTGCGCGTAAACTCTTCAGCCTTCTGCGTCGCGACGCGCAACAAGCGTTCAATGTACTCATTGTTTTCTGGGTCGTCTAGGTCGATTCTTTCGCTTAGTTTCGCTTCCTGTAGTGTCACTGGAAGAGTGTCGGGCGGAACGAGTAGCCTTTTCGCCAACGGTTCGCACCTCCGATACATCAATACTTCTATCCTCTATAGCAATCCCTTTTCTGAGCATTTCCTCGGCAATAAGTAAAGGGAGGGTGTACGCCCTCCCAGTTTTAAAAAGCTGATAGTCTCTTATAGCGCGAATGCGCTTACTCTTGAGCATCTTGGTACACTGCGGGGGATTGTGCAGGATTTCCGAGGACAAAGAAACCGCCATACGTTCCGCCATCTGTCGGACTTACGACGGTACTTTTAATGCGTAGATACCTTTTGTAGCCAAGGTAGAAAACTTTGTATAATTGTTTGTCGTAGTCTCCGCCTGTGACAAGCACGGGCAGGGAATCGCTTAAAAAAGAGCTTGCGTCGGTAAAGTCTGCGTTTTCTTCTGTGTCTGAATGCTCCACAACTAGGGTATGCGTCCCGTCTTCTATTACCGCCGTGGCGATTAAAACACTAATCGCACCAAACCCAGAGCGATCAACAATGCCCCCTACATTTGATGTTTGGTCTTGTTGTTCAAACTCGAGCGAGCGAGCAAAAGCATTATCCAGCATGAACAAGCCTCCTTTATATTTTTTAGACAGTGCGAATTGTTAGCGTTGCGTAAGCGTTGTAGTCTTTTACGTTTGCGCCTACACGCATACGAGTATAAAACAACACGTAGGGCTTATCTGTTAGGTCGTCTCTACGTGTATATAATCCGATGCGGTCTGCGATAGTATACGCACGTCTCCAGTCGCCGTACGCAATAAACGGCGCACCGTCTACGTTTTCACCGTTAGCGATCGCACCGTTAATAACAGCAGGACTAACCATGTCTGGAGATTCGTAGTATGGACGGCCTAGGATTAAGTTCGGGTCTCCTGCTTGAATACCAGGTTGCCAAATTAACACTCCATCGTCACCGCGGAGTTTTCTAATCTGCGCAATGAACGAGCGGTGCATAAACCAAGAAGCATTGTTGCTGTATTCTTGCTTAATATAAAATTGAAGGTCAATCAGATCATTAGTGCTAGGAACTGGCGCGTCTGGTGCTGGTGGCCACACGTTTTGAGTTGGTACAGCTTGGAAAAGCGGGTTTGCAAATCCGCCTCCCCCAGGATTTAATACACCGAATGGAGCTAACACCCCGTCACCGCTTATAAATGCTTCCCCTTGACGTTGCGCAAAACGAGTAGCCAGACTTTCGGTTACCCATCTTTCTAAGTTGTATGCATTGTCTTCTAAGATGTTTTGTGTTGCCCGTGGTTGTGCATACATTTCTTTAATCGCAATGTTAACCATGCGCAACTCTGGCGAATCTGTTACAGGGCGCGCTTGTTGTTCTCCAACCCAAGTAGCTACATAATCCTGTTCCGATTCGGCTGGAATCTGGAATAAGTTACTAGAGACGTTAATGACCTCTGCGACCTGACGCATAGGCGTTAACTCATGCACTCTTTTATAAATGTTACTCGCCCATTCTGGAATTACTAAATATCCACCCTGCGTTCCTGGCGGTGTGTCTTCGTTGTAGTTGTCCGTAACGCGGTATTCAATCGGTAGGGTACCATTGCGGAGAAACTTCACAAACGAATCATGGTACTCTTGATTCTTTGTCGCTTGTATTTCAGGCTCGGCCAATACCTGCCCCCTGCGGTTCATGCGTGTTTCTGTTTCGTCCATGCGTTCAGAAATACGATCAATCTTTTGTTCTAACTCTTGACGTGCTTGCCCGAATTGCCTTTGTTCTAACTGAATTTCGTCTAAAGCTGGCTTTAAGTGCGCTTCAAATAGCGTATTTAACTCAACATGATCTTGACGCACTTCTGACGTTACTGTACTCAAATTACCCACTCCTTAAAATTGATTTCATTTGGTCAGCAAGATAAATAACCTCGCGTTCCATCGCTTGATTTGATCTCTCCTGTTTTTGAGTGGCTTCGGCCGGCTCATGTTCTAGTTGTTGAGTGGTCTCGGCCGGCTCAACAAGAAGAGCGTTTAAGGAGCGGATCGCTTGGCGTACTAATGTTTGATCTATATCAACAGCGCGTAAGCCCCCAACCAATGTAGGAATAGAACGGACGCTGGTTATACCAGCGTCCCTGTTGGAGGCAAACCCCCGAGTTATTAGGCTGTATTCGAATAGTCGAACTTCTTTTATAATCATTGCATTTCGGACTTTGTCCCACTTTTCTTTAACTCTTGAAAATCCGATGGAGAGTTCATTTATATACCGTTTCTTCATGCCCGAAAAAATATTTCTGCCAAGTTCTATATCTAAATCAATCATGCCCCGAGTAGTTACTTTTTCATCTCCTATATCGATCGAAGAACTAAGTCCGATAGGGCGTTGTGGGTCGTGGTGATAGAGAATAGCAACCTCGCCCTTTGTTTCGCGTGCGGTTTTCTTAAATGCACTAGGCTCAAAGATTGTCCCGTATGTGTCGAGTGAGGGGGTAGAAATGATGCCTTCAAACTCCCCTGTTTGAGAATCAATGTCACGCAATTCAAAATCCATTTTACGAAACTCCATTTTCTCCGTCTCCTTCCCTGTCGCCCGTCGCTTCTGATGGTTCCTCGACTTCGTCAGGCTGTTCAATCGCTTCATCTTCTTCCATCTCGCTAAAGCCCAAGCACTCGCGCGCCTCGTTTAAAGAAATAACTCCAGCATTAAAAGCATTGAGTGTTCTGGTGTAAACAATTGTTCTATCTTCGTTCAAGGCTTCTATATCGTCTACGGAATAATCAAAATACATATTTTCCGTACCTGGGAATTGAGGGAGAAGCCACCCATTTAAAAAGTCATCTTTAAACCAATCCAAAAGAGGTATCATTACATCTTCATAGAGAGCGGAGCGACTTTCTTTAAAATTGCTATATGTCTTGTTAGCCGAGTCGGAAATAAGACTGGAGTCTACGCCATACGTGATACAAATTTGTTTTGCTCCTTGTTGAAGCAAGTCAAGAATTTGCATCTCTTCTGGAGATAGGCTCATCTTTACAAGGTCAATAGCTTCCTCTGCTATAAAAACCTGTCCTACAGAATTTGGCCCAGTAAATTTTCCTTCAAACTGTTTCTTGATATCTTCAAATTGACCATCACCCATAGAGCCTTTAAATTTAATCATCAACGAAGGATTTGCCGAGTTCTGAATCAAAGAATTGTTCCAATCCATAGCGCAGTTCACTTGTACAATAGACTTTAAAGCGACCTGTAAGGGGGATTGCCCATACCCGATTATTGGGTCATCGAGAGGGTTAAACAGCTTTCCGTGAAACACATCTTTGTACGGAAAGAATTCTATTAATCCTCTATAGTTGTACTCATACCCTAAAATTGGGCTTACCCTATCTCCACGGATGATTTTCATTAAATCAGGGCGAATTAAAAAAAGCTCCTTTGGAGGAGCTTCGGGAGAGGGGGCAACTCTTTCCACGAAAGTGTTTCCCGAAATCTCAAGGTAGCTAATTAAGTTACGCCTAAAATCCGATCCCCCTTGGTAAGGGTTCGGTTTATCAAGTAAAGTCAAGGCTGGATGTGTTTCAATTTGAATGTCTCTATCATCAGAATCTTTTAAATATAGGCGGATAGGCACACCTGAAAAGGTGTTTGCTATTAGATTTACACAGCGATATACATACACATTACTTTGATACCCTACTTGAGAAAGTTTTCTAAAATTGATTTCAGGGTATACCGCTTGTACGGGAGAGCTAATAGTAGCATGTGTTTTAGATTGCCTTGTGCTAATTCGGCTCATTATCCAATTTAACAATTAATCACCCCCTATATATAAATGCTCGTTTCTACTTCTTTACACTTTTGTACTCGGCAATCAGTTTTTCCATCTCTGTTATACCTGTGTTCATGCGCGCAAGAATCTCGCGTATCTCGTCCCTATGCTCTTCCACACGTAGATTAGTAGACTCAATCTTCTGGCACATCTTTTTGAGCCAGCTCATCGTAACTCCAGATGCTGTGAGAAGTGTTATGATTGCATAACCGAATGTTTCCCAATTAATAGTATTAATGAAGTCCATTATGATCAGCCCCCTTCAGAAGTGTATCCCCCACGCCCATCGGTTGTATAATCTGGCGTATTATCGTAGTCGAAAGAAACATAAACTTTACTAGTTTCCACCTCTAATCTAGCTACGATGTCAGAAACTCTCTTATCATCTACTAACTGTCTAATTAAGTTTTCAATATGACCAATTTGCCATTCGCTCATTTCTAAACATCTCCTCATAATAAAAAGGCCACCGGATGGCGACCTATTCAGGATAAACTATTGAATTAACATCATTTACATATTCATTGATACGCTTATACTTTTCTTCTGTGGTGTGACCGTCCCATGCCTCCGGATACTCGGGCATATGCCAGCTTACTTGACCAGTTGGAAGTTCAATCTTCACTGTAGGCCACTTAGGTTCTGATGGATCCATTCTCAATCCACACTTATACCCTGCTTCGGACGCTAAGTGTAATGCCCTTAACACTAGTTTGTATCTTACATCGTAGTTCAAATCATTTGCTTCGATTTCTTTAAGTGTTTTCGCTAACTGTCTATTCACTCTTATCTCTCCCCCTGAATGTACGAATATGTGGTATTTGGACATAAAAAAAGCACCCCTGTTGGGATGCTTAATTCTATTCTTCGTTACCTCTAATGCCACAATTCCCCATTCTCAATACGCTTAATCTTTTCGTCTATTATTTCACTCTCGTTTTTAATTTGCTTAGCTTGGATATACGAATAGCTAGCTATAGCTATGTTTACCACTGTTGTAATCCACTTTAACCACATGCTATCTGTCATCCACGCTAGGAAAACACAATATGTTCCTAGTAATACCGCTATACACTGCCATCGGAGATACCGTTGTGTTCGAATGGCTATTTTAAATTCTCTGCGTAACATGTCCTTGTCCACACTACCAACTCCTCATTTTAATATTGAATAATACACTATGTAGAACAGCATTTAAATAATGCATACATGGTTGACGCTAATTGTAAATAAACTTATTTAAATGTAGTATTAGTGCTATTTATCACGGTGTAGAATAGTATTTATGATTCTAATTATTGGATATTACCGTGTTTGTGAGTATGGTGGTAGTACTAATTACATGCGAAAACGTTGATTTAATGCGGTTTTATATTTTGCGTGGGGTAACAAAACAATTCTTTTGTAACGTTACGTTATTGATCCTATTCGTCCTATTACGCCGTTTTTGTTTTCTGTATAAATAGCCATCGCTAATAGATCTAGTATCTTGTTCTTGCAATGCTGAAAGAAAAAGTATGTTTCTGTCATATCACCTTTTAGCACTTGTTCATATTCTATTTTTTCGCCAATCCACAATTGCAACGAGATTTCCATTTTAGATGCGTCGGGAACATGATTCGTTATTTTTACTTCGATCCCGATATCCGCTAGAATGCCCATCATTTCGTATAACTTTTCTACATGTTGATTGGGAACGACAGATTTAAAAAGATTTTGTATTAAGTATCTCTCTGCTTTTTCGTTTTTCGATTCCATCCGCTCACCTGTCCTTCTTCAATTCGTACTCTATAGTAAGCTTTACACATCTATTTACTGATTCTACTTCTTTCGTTACACTTTCTCGATCGACACTAGTTATTATTATCTTCTCATCATACATATCCTTTGAAATATCCTTCAACAGCGCATCAACTTTATCCTTATTTACAACTGGACTTATGTCCATCCGATCACCCTCCAAAAACTTCTCCTATTATGCCTTTTTCTATTTCGTACACGTCCAAGAGTATGTGTTTTTTATCTAAGAAAGATCTGGCTTCTTGCTCATCTTCTGCGTATACTAGGTCAAATCTGTATGGTACCCAATCACAACGTTCAAATACAAATATCTTCATCCGCTCACCTCTCACCATATACGCACTTCAACAATTTTATATTCTCTTCATATGGTATGCCCAGAAAGTATTTAATCCATTTACTCCCGTACCTTAAGTGAGCGCATGGCGTATCCGTATCGTTTCCAATTCGATCGATGCTTCCCATTATTATGTCGATATCTTTTTGTTGTATCGGAGGATACACCCAATCACCTCTTCATAAATGCATATGGATTCTTACATTTTTCTTCAACTTCTTTCATCGCTTCTTTTCTCTTATCTTCATCTTCTAT